AAGGTGTTATGACCCGTTACGCTAAGAAGATGGTTCGACCCGATATGTATGGCTTGGTTGTTGTACGCGGACTCCTTGGTGAGGCTGGCGCAACTAGCTAAAAGTTAAAGTAACTTTGAGTTAGCCCTGGTTTCTTTCGAGAAACCAGGGCTTTCTTTTATCTGATGACTAATTACAATGAAAGGGAGGGCTATAAATCATGGCTGTCACAGTTACCAATCAAAGCAACCCGCTAGCCACCAAATTGGTTCAGGATACAGCAGTAACTAACACTGCGGTAGACAATGCAACAGGTGCAGCAGGTACATTGTATATGGTGGAGATCGACAATTCAAACTATGGTACTATTGTTTATTTTAAGCTTGCCAATGCTACTAGTGCTACGGTTGGGACAACTGCGGCATCATTAGTACTGATGTGTGGTGCCTCTGTAAAGAGAAGTTATGTATTCCCAGAGGGAATCGGGTTCGATGGCTTTAGTCATTGGTGTGTAACTTCTGCTAGTGAAGCTAACACGACTGCTCCGGGTACGCCGCCGACTGTGCGATACGTTACAAGTTAAATTAACTAATTTTGAGCTAACCCTGGTTTCTTTCGAGGAGCCAGGGCTTTCTTTTATCTGAATACTATTTATAAGCAGAATCGAAAGATTCGATACCTTGTTATTGGATGGGCATCATGACCCATCTCCATTCTATTATAGAATGAGAACATGATTATAAATGGCGAAAAGCCAAGGGAGGGTTTCTAACATGGGTACAAAAAGAGTAGGTCTCGCGAGAGTTGAGGCATTAATAGAAGCATTAGCGAGAGATATTTCATGGGGTGGTTCAACTGTGCATGTTGGCTGGAAACGAAACATTATAGCGCTGACTGATGCAGGCGCGGCCGAAGCAAACAGGTCGGCATTAACAGCTGCCGAATCGGATTCTATAATTACAATCCCAGCGCTGACAGGTGGCACACAGACACTCGCGTTGCCATCACCCGCAGCGGGCTTAACATACACTTTTGCCATGCTCGGTACTGCTGGTCAAATTTTTAATGTCGAAACAGATCACGCGGATTCCAAAATATTGGCCGTTAAGCCAGACGGTGCTGGAAACAATACAGCTATTTCGCAAGGATACGATAAAATTGGTTTTAAAGCCGCGGCCGTTTTAGGTTCATCGTTTTCTGTCACATGCATCTCTACCACAGACGCAACTGCGTGGTTGGCACATGATGTAATCGATGGTCTTGCAGCTAATGTGGGAAGTATTAACGTAGCTTAATCAAATACTTATTTAAACAGTATGCCAAATTGAAGCCCTACTTCTTTCGGGAGGTAGGGCTTTTTTCTTAAAATCTCCAACACAGTGTTATATAATATAACAAAAGGAGTTTACCATGGGAAAGAAAAGACGTCGAGTAACCAGTTCAAAGTTTGCAACAAAATTTGCATCAAAATATGCAAAGTTTAAAGCAGCAATAGAAGAAGCAATTTCTATAACTGCTGGAACTTATGAAGAAGTTGTTGAAGAGAGAAAAGAAGTTGAAGAGAAAAAGGTTCCTGAAGTTGTGACAAAAGAAGTTGAAGAGAGAGAAGTTCCTAAAGTTGTAGTAAAAGAAGTTGACGAATCTGCCACGCCTGAGCCAAAACTAAAACCGCGCTCTCGCAAAATTTCGCCCCGGAAAAAATCGTCAGATTCTAAAAAGAAAACAACAAGAAAAACAGCTTCTAAAAGAAAACCATCAAAGAAAAAGTAAATATGATTTTTTGAGGTGCTGCCAACTAATTATAGCGAGGAGACATAATGAATGGCAGTCCCAACTTTAACACCCGCAAGCACAACAAGTGCTATAACCCTCCCAACAGGAAGTTCTCCTAGCGATGTAGCAGGTGCAGAACTACCTTTTGGTATATACAGCAATATTGGTGACAATCCTGCTTCGTTTTCTAGCTTTTTTTGCACTGGAGCCTCTGATCAAGTAGCTTATGTTTATAAAAAGCTTGGCGGCGATGTATTAGACATTGAATTAACGAAAGAACAAGTTTTTTCAGCATACGAAGAGGCAACGCTAGAATACTCATATATTGTGAACATTCATCAGGCTAAAAATATTCTAGGAAGCACTTTAGGGAATACAACTGGCACATTCGATCATGATGGGACATTACAATCTGGCACACTTTCTTCTAGCCTTGAAGGGACCAATGTGAATCTTAGATATCCTAAATGGCAATTTTCTTATGGGAAACGAATCTCAGACGGAATGGGCCTTGAAGGAGGCCTCGGCGGCAATGAAAAAATATACTCAGCTTCTTTTGACATAACTGATACAAATGTACAAGATTTTAACTTACAAAGCATCATGGCAGCAAGCGGGGCAGCAGGCGCATTTGGGACAACTGACCCAATCGGGACTAAAAGAATTCACATTACAAGAGTGTGGTATAAGACGCCACAATCAATGTGGAGGTTTTATGGGTACTATGGAGGTTTGAACACTGTTGGTGACATGGCGAGCTATGGCCAGTTTGCTGATGACTCGACGTTTGAAATAATTCCGGCGTGGCAGAATAAAGCTCAGGCCATGGCGTTTGAAGACGCAATATACACAAGAAATTCACACTGGTCTTATGAATTAAAGAACAATAAATTAAGAATATTTCCACAACCAGTCCGACCGTTCCCAAATAAAATGTGGATAGAATTTTTTGTCCGGACTGATGCGTGGGAAGAAGATGCCAGTAAACAAGATGGCACGACTGGCATTAACAACATGAACACTTTACCATTTGACAATGTACCGTATGGAAGCATCAACGCAATTGGAAAACAGTGGATCCGCAGGTTTGCTTTGTCTTTGTGCAAAGAAATGCTCGGATACGTCAGAAGCAAATTTGGCTCAATTCCCATTCCTGGAGATACAGTCAATTTAAATGGAAACGAATTAATAACACAAGCAAAAACAGAACAGCAAGCTTTGCGTGAAGAACTTAAATCCACTTTAGAAGAGCTAACCTATGCGAAGTTGGCAGAAAGAGATGCCGCAATTATAGATAGCACAACCAAGGTACAAGAAAGAATGCCCTATCCCGTACCGATAGTATTAGGATAACGAAGCCATGGCAACTAATGAATGGAACCAACCAGATGCGCCGCCACCTCCAATGTTTTTGGGGAAAAAGGAGCGAGACCTTGTTAAGCAAGTCAATGATGAACTCATTGAAAGAGTCATTGGGCAGCAAGTATTGTATTATCCTATAAGCTTGGAGCACACAAACTTTCATTCGCTTTATGGCGAAGCCGTGGAGAAGACGTTTTTACCTCCGATTAGGGTCTATGCTTTGATTGTGTGGCAAGGCTATACGACAGAAGCAACAAATTTAGGAATAGACAGAAGGCCCTCAATTATTGTTCATTTCCACAAGCGGAGATTAACAGAAGATCAGGATCTTTTTGTTCGCGAGGGAGATTTTGTTTTGTATGGAACAGATTATTTTGAAATAACTACTTTAAATGAGCCGAAACAGCTTTTTGGCCAAATTGATCACAAGGTTGAAATAGAAGCAACATGTGTCAAAGCACGTAGAGGTCTTTTCGATGGCTCATAAAGAATTTCCCATAGTCCCATCGACGATTGAGTCGATTGACGAGGCTTTCTTCAAATGGGTCGATAAAGAAGCAAATGTTTATGCCACAACAAACAAAGGGTGGGAAAAGATATCTGTAATATGGGTTTCCGCAGAAAGATCTTTTCAAGTAAAACATAAAAAAGAATTACGAGATGACGCTGGTTCTTTAATTTTACCCTTAATGACAATAGAGAGGACAAGCATAACTAAAGATCCCAACAGGAAAGGTGCGTTTTGGGGCAATGTGCCTCCTGTAAATGATTATAGAGGCGGATCCGTTACTATTGCGAGAAGAATAAAGCAAGATAAAACAGCTAACTTTGCAAATGCGAATTCGTACCGAAAAACCAAAAATAAACAAATTAATTTTCCAGGGGAGAATAAAAAAATAGTATATGAATTTATTTCCATTCCAATGCCAGTGTATATTACTATTAATTATAATTTAATTTTAAGAACAGAATACCAACAGCAAATGAATGAAATGATAACTCCGTTTCTTACAAAGACTGGAGGAATTAATCATTTCATTATGAGGAATGATGATCACTTCTATGAAGGGTTCATACAAGCTGATTTTTCTTCTGCAAATAATATCTCGGGCTTAGCACAAGACGAAAGAAAATATGAAACAATAATACCAATACAAGTTCTAGGATATTTGATTGGAGAAGATAAAAATCAGGAAGCTCCAAAAGTTGTTATTCGTGAAAATCAAGTTGATGTTAAGATCCCACGAGAGAGAACTATATTTGGCGACGACCCAGCTTGTAGCGATGATACTTCTTTTTGTAGAGAATAGAGGATTTTAGGAG